CGGGGGAAACAATTCCGCCTAAGCTACCTATGCCGATATAAAAGCCCCCGCCAACTTTGTTGATTTTTAATGTTCTACCAATTTTTTGCGGAATAAAAACGACGTAGTTCTTGCTTACTTTTATCCCAACAGTGTTTTCGCCGTTCCAAAACTTTGTAGCAAGAGCGTTAATGTAGGCAACGCGCCTCTTACCATTCGAGAAACTGACAGCCGGAACATTGACTCGATTGTACGGCCTAATGTAGGTATCCTCGAATCTTTCCGATTCGCTGATGATGATTCCGTCCTCCATTATTCCTCCACCTCCGCTTCCTCGTTGAACTCCGTCATGGAATCGATGCAATCCAGGCAGTAGAACTCATCATGCGCCGGGATATATACCAGTTTGCTGTCTGTGATGGGGTATCCGCACCTGGCACACTTCGGGAGTACCGATTCCCGAAAGTCGGCATCCGCCGCCAACTGTTCAGCCTGTCGCCACGGCTCCATGCTGTCAAAAACGTCCATTGACTTTCCTTTCTCCATTTGATATACTGTAAATGTGACTATGTCCGTTATCTCTGTGTCTTGCCGTCCCCGGTGCTGTAACATCGGGGGCGGCTTTTTATCGCCCTCTGATGCAACGCCCGATACCGGCACCCATCAGGATAGCGCACACCCACATTGCGGGGACTGCCGCCGTGTCTGCCAGCAAATCGGCCTGCTGCCACCAGAAAAGCACCAGATTCAGCCCCGCATAGGGGAGAACACGGAAAACACATTCCTTGATATTAAACGGCTTCCGGTTCTCCGGCACCGGCTCCCACCGGGCATCCATGGGTTTATTCCTGCTTGCCATATCCTCACCCCCTGACCTCATGATTTCGGTGGACTACGTCGAAAAGCTCCGCGTTCTCGTCGTCAAACGCCTTGCTTTCCTTCGATTCCAGCAAAAGGGATTCCCGCAGATGCTCATTTTCCCGGCGCAAGCGGCGGTTCATCTCCGCCATGGTGCGAAGCTGGGCAACCTCGTTCGGCATCATTTGGATTTCTCCTTGTAGGGCTTAACGTTGCAATTGCGAATATACAGCAATGCCCCGTCGCTATCTTTGTAAAGTTTTACGCTTCCGGAATTGCCATAGTAGAGCGTGACAATTTTTCCAACACTAGAGCAGTAATGGCTAGGGTTGGATACGACCACGAACTTATCTCCCACCTTCGGCTTGCTATCCTTTGGCTTGTACTCCTTGCGCTTCTTTTCAAAAAGTCGCGCAACGGCGGCCCTTGCGCCCTCCGCTCTGCTGTAGGTATCCTTCGGATTGCACCGGGCTTCCGCGGTCTTCACGTCCCGCCCACCCCGTTTCAAGACGGCCGTGGTAATCATCCCGTCAAAGCGGAGTTCCACGGTGCAGGGTCCCCGCTCAGGCTCCGCAAGGCCGGAAATCATGCTATCATCCCACCACCAGCCACATCCGCCATATTCGCCGTAATCTTCCTTCATCCGATATCCGCGCAAAAAGAGGTCTCTGATCGTCATAACTTTTCCCAGCCACTTGTCCATTTCCCCGAAAGGGTTCATGTTCTCGGTTCGGTGGTCTACAATCCGCACCTTATCCCCAACTTTGTATTTCGCCATAAATAACTCCTTTCAAAAGTTCGGCGCTCTGCCGTAGATTTCAAATCACTACAACTCCCTCGCAAACGCCCGTATCTCCTTCTCCGAATACCCCAGGGTTTTCAGGATCACCGCCGGGTTGGGGTGGAGGGTGGTCACCAGCTTTCGCAGGACACTTACCCGCATTTCGGTTTTCCCCTTTTGGTAGTTCAGCAGATTTTGGTACCCCTCACCGATTCTTTTCCCAAGCGCCGACGCATTATCGCTCTGAATCCCCGCCAGGGGACAGCAGCGGTCGATTTCCTTCCAGAAATCCTCCACTGCGTAGCGCTCGGCATACTGCCGGATTCTTGGCATTTCATCATCTCCTCCCGTATAATCTACAATTCGTTTATTCATGTCTTTTTTATTGCATATTGCCCCTCGCTGTGCTATTCTGGAAGAAAAAACAGAAAGAGGCGGTCTTATGGGCAAAAAGAGTATAAAAGCATCTAGCGCGGAGTATCCGGGCGAATCGTATTTATTGCGCTGCACGTATCAGGAGGTTACCGAATGCCCGTCATGCCATTTCGCGATTGAGCCGAAGGCATTATGCGCTTACTACGTTCAGCCCGACAGCCCTTCTGATGGGAAATGCACGCTGTACCTTCTTTCCCTGTGCAAAAGGTGCAATCAGGTCTTTTTAAGCGCTTCTCAGGAAAGTACAAGTCGCCCTGTTCCTGGCTTTGCAGATTTCGATTCTGCCTCGTACTCTGTCCCTTACACGCCTAACATAAACAAATTTTCAGGCGACGTGCAGCAGCTTTCACCGGACTTCGTTGAGACCTATGCGCAGGCGGAAATTGCCGAATCTCAACGGTTGTATCGCATCTGCGGGGTTGGCTATCGAAAAGCCCTGGAGTTTTTGGTAAAGGACTATTTGCGGCATAAGAATCCAGATAATACCGATAAGATACTCGCGGAGCCGCTCGGTTCGTGCATCAAAAAGCTGGAAGACCAAAGGCTCAAGGTTCTCGCTGAGCGGTCGGCATGGATTGGAAACGACGAAACGCACTATGTAAGAAAGCACGACGATCTCGGCATTGAAGATATGAAACGCTTCATAAAGGCCATGCTGAATTACGTAGAATCGGAACTTGCTTTCGAGGAAGCCGAAGCCATCCCCTGCAAATAGGTATCGCGCTCTGCCAGCTTCTCCCCGGCCAAAGACCAGTATTCCACGACAACCCGTGTCGGCTGATCCACTGCACCAGACCCGCGCGCAGACCGTGTTTCAATGACGGGGATTACACGTGCTGAATCACACCCTCTGGGGAATAGATAATTTTTCATTTTTTCACCCCCTTCTAGGCTTGTCCCATTTATTTTCCCTCCTCGTCCTTGGGCTTGTCGGCCTCGGCCAGCTCCATACCCACGGCCAGACCGGCGGCGTAGGTTTCGGCCAGCCTTGCGGCGATTTCCCGCTTGTCCACCGGGATGCCGCTCAGAGCCTTTGCCGCGCTCTCAGCGCACCGTTTGATTTCATCAGGCATTTTCATTTCCTCCTTTACTGATTTTTTCTTTTGGTTCTTCCATGCTGAATACCAGCTCCCCGACGATCATGCCGCACCGGGCGACAAGCAAGAACACGAAAAAGCTGATTAAAATGTACGCCGTTGCTGCTCACCTCCTGTTGATTTATCCGGCGCACCCGCTTATAATGTTCATACCGGTCGGATGGCCGAGTACAAATAAGGAGGCACGTTTATGGATTTCAAAGTTTTGATATCGTGCGAGAAATGCAAGTGTTCTTTCGAGTTGCGTCCAGAGGCTTTCAAAAACCGGCCATCAATGGAATGCCCGAATTGCGGGCAGGCGTTTCCGGTTGACGTCTATGAGCAGCTGAAAGCCGGGGTCATTGCGCTGGGAAACGTTCCGGAATGTATTGAAACGGATACCGGAACAGCCCCAAACGGATCTTTGTTTACCGTGCGAGTAAAAAGCTATGGTATGATGCACGATTTGTTTGGAGCCAGCGAAAATTAAATAATCGCCTTTCGGAGACGGCTTTTCGCAATGGCCAGCAACATTTCTGCTTGTTGGAGCGAAAGGCCGTTTCCCATTAGAATCTTGCAAATTTCGTCCGGGATTCTCTTTCGCTTGTCTTCCGGAATGCTTATCAAAACTTTTTCCGGCTGACTGTCCTGCTCAACTTTTGCAATCACTTCTTCCATTGTCATTCTCTCACCCCCTCCCGTTTTTCATCTGTGTTGACCTTGTAAACACATAATAGCACCGTTTCGCCTCTTTGTCAACACCTAATTTCAAAAAATTTCCTTTTCTTGTTGACAAAGTAAACAGATTGCGGTATTATATCATCAAGGAGGTGAAGCAAGTGCAAGACCGAATTAAACAGGTACGCCAATCAGAAGGGCTTACACAAGCGGAGTTCGCCGAAAAGATAGGGCTATCCAGAAATTACATTGCTATGATTGAGATCGGCCAGCGGGAACCGAGCGACCGTACGATTAAGGATATCTGCCGCATCTTTGGCGTAAATGAAATCTGGCTCCGAACCGGTGTCGGCGAACCTTTTACACCGCTTTCCAGATCGGAGGAACTGGCCGCAATCTTCGAGCGGATGGAAGTCGGAGACGATGCAAAGTCCCGGCTTATCCGGGCAATGGCACGAATGCCGGATGAAGCGTTCCCGCCCTTCGTTAAATTCGTGGAACAGTTATATAAGAATTTCACGGAGGAATAAAAATACCGGGAACCGCAGTCAAGCGCAGTTCCCGGTATTTTCACTTTGCGCTACTGGCGACCAGTGCTTTGATGTACAATGCTTTCAGCCGTTCCAGCGGTATTTCATCCAGCAGCTTCATGAGTTCCCTTTTCAGTATTTCGCGGTCGTCCTTCATGTCTGTACCCTCCATTATGTATTTATAAACGTTTGTTTGATTACGTAGCGTATAATAGCACGTCATGTGTCCAATAAACTGGACTAATTAGAAAAATGCACAAAAATTTTTCTTTTCGTTGAAATTATATGTCGAACGTGGTATGATTTTGAATGAAGATGACAATTGAATTCTGATTCAAAAAAATTTTTAAAAGTGGTTGACAAATCGTCCAACGGTGCGTATAATAACGGTGCGTCGAGGTTACCTCGTTACGCTGTTTATCAAACCTCTGGGCGAGGGCTTCCACCTTTCGGGAGACCCCAAACCCAGGGGTTTTATTTTTGGGAGGGATAGTCTTGAATAAAAAAGAAATACGAAAGACTGCTATTCTGGTAGATGGTGGATACTACAGGAAACGTGCCGTTGCGCTCTGGGGAAAGAAAAGTGCGCAAGATCGTGCAGATGAATTGTTTCGCTACTGTATGCTACACATAACAGAACCAGACGAGCCAAGAGACTTGTACAGAATTTTCTATTACGACTGCCCAGGGATGACAAGGCAACTTGTGCACCCCTTGACCGGAACGGTGACAGACTTTTCCGTCGGAACTGGGACGCAGTGGACGAAAGATTTTTTTGACTGCCTGGCATTGAAAAGGAAAGTGGCAATTCGCCGCGGAGAACTTGCCGAAAATCAGGCGGAGTACATTTTGAAAGCGCATGCTCTGAGTGATCTGCTAAGCGGAAAGAAAACTGTCTCAGATCTAACGGAGCGGGATTTTCGTTTGGACGTAAAGCAAAAGGGTGTCGATATGCGCATCGGCCTTGACGCAACGTCAATCGCGATGGGCAAGTACGCTAGTCAGATTGTTCTCATTGCCGGAGACAGCGACTTCCTGCCGGTCGCAAAGATTGCGCGCAGAAACGGTATTGATTTTATTTTAGACCCCATGAAGCAAATCCCAAAAGCAAATCTGCAAGAGCATGTGGATGGGTTGGAGACTTTCACGGATAAGATTTAAACTTCGCCCCGTCACCCGTGCCACAAGGTGACGGGGCTTTGCCGCCGGAATGGTGTGTCCCTTGCCGGTTGCAATATCACCATAGCATTTTCAGCCAGAGAAAGTAAACCACACATCTGATTCCACCGCAATCAAATGTGCACAATCCAATATCAAATTTAATAGGAGGGCGAATTATGGATTCAAATACAGGCCAAACATTCATCGAGGAAATGCAGCCGAATTTCGATGCCCTCCCGGAAAGGCTGAAAGACGAGAAATTCAGGAATCATCTGACGAACCAGCAGCTTTCTGACGTGTCCGGCGTTCCCATCGCCACCACAAGCCGGATTCTTTCCGGTGCCGTATCGAACCCCGGCTTTTTCCATATCGCCGCGCTGTGCGCCGCTATGGACGTGTCAATGGATTCCGTTGCAGGTGTTCACCCAAGCGGAGATCAGGCGGAAATAGACCAGCTCCGGCAGGAGATAGCATACAAGGACGAGATAATTGCCGAGAAGGGCGCGGCGATAGACCGCCTACTGGACAGGAGCCGCATTATGGAGGCTGGTGTCGCGGCCAGAGATGACCGCATCAGCAAGCAAAGCGAAGCCCTTTCTAAAAAAGACAGTGCGCTTGCATCCGTGCAAAGGGAAAATAAGCCCTTGATTTACGGGCAGTGCGCATTAAACATTCTGCTGACGGCGGTGCTCATGGTCTATATGGTGCTGGATGCCCGGAACCCGGAAATTGGGCTGATTCGCTCCGAAAAGATTTCTGCGGTGATTTTATTCGGCGCGGCAGGAATCGCCGCTGTTTTTATGCTCACGGCATTTTTGATTTTCCACAAGCTTTTAAGCGGAGGCGAACGAAATGGCAAAAAGGAAAAAGGAGCCTGAAATCAGGCTCCCAAAAATTAAGCAGCTTCCCTCAGGGGCGTGGAGAACGCGCATTTACATCGACGGCCGCACGGTATCCATCACGAAGCCCACATACGACGAATGCGCGGCGGAATACCTCGCCATGAAGCACGGGGTCATTGAAGCGAAAGCCGCCCCCATGAAGCACGG